ATAATAAATTTCATCATTCTCTAATCCCTGACATGGAGTAGTAGAAGAGTGAATAACTTTATCTCCACTACTATATCCGTGATTGGATATAGTAATAGTGTTTGTCGTTGTGTTTACACCGGCGGCACTGAAGGTTTCAATACCTACCATCATTCTTCTATGTTTGTCACTATATTTTACAACGTGAGTAGTGGCAAATGATGGATTAACATCCATAACAACACTATGCTCACCTCTAATACCATGATTGACTTCAGTTGTTACAGTAACAGTTCGTTTTACTGCTTCTGCACTAATTTGATTATAATTTGTGGTAAAACTATGACGATTTCCCGTTCCAATTCCGGTAAAGAATAACGTGGTAGCTGTTCTTCCAACTCCAGCAAATCCTCCAGTTGTACCTAAACCAACCCTTACAGTTGCAATACCTATTAAATTATTTGAAATTTTTGCAGCGAATAATTGCTGCCCGTCCGACAGTGTTTTTGCAACTCCAATACTATCAAATTCATTATAAACCAGACCACTTCCACCATTAGAAGAGTAAGTTAATATGTCACCAGTATTAAGATTGTGGTCTTTTATATAAAGAGATCTGAGTGGAACCGCAAGAGTATTCGCCCCAGAAGTAGTATTGATTGCTACGGAATTTAGTCCGAAGTAGGAAAAAGATAGTACACTTCCGATTCCCACAGCGGTGATGCCAAGACCAACAGTTTCTGTAGGTTCAAAATAAATTTCTCTATTCCTATTAAATTCAAATGCAGTTTTAAACCCAGAATTGATAGTAAATCTTCTAGGATCTTCATAAATACGAGATCCAATAGTGTGAACTGCACCAACTGTTCCATCAATTGCTCTTAAAACTCTAAATCTTGAGTTTGAACGGTCAACATTTAATACTCTAACTCTTTCTGAACCAATTCCTAAAATATCGTTGGGTACAACATTTGATCCCAACATATCTGAAACATATAAGAAAGTAACAATTCCAGTTACTGCTGGTGCTCCAAGGGCAACACCAGTTGTTCCAACACCCACCAAAGAAAAAGATTCACTTGTAACTCCTACTTTATATGAACCTTCTATTTTTGAAGAAGTTGTAGAAATTGCACCAACGTTAATAATATCAAGTGGATTGAAATTATGTGGAGAAGATGACTCTAAAGTGTATGTTCCTTTTTTCTTGGAAGGGAATATATCAACATCAATTGTTGATTCAGATGTAAGAAGACTACTAACTCCCTTACCTTTTAGACTAGCAACCCTACCTGCTGCACCAAATCCTGTAGCATCTGCATCGGAGAAAACTAATTCATCTCCAACTTTGTAACCTGTTCCAGATGTTTTTACTTCTACTGAATTGACACTTCCTCTTGAGGTGGAAACAATTTGTCCTTTTTGTGACAGATTGTTTGGAGAGAAAATATAAGGATAATCTATTCCATCTTCTCTCAGGTTATATGGAGTGGTATTTCTATACCAACCATTATCCTCGATAGCATAATCGTCTTGATTTGATGTATTTGAAAAATTGAAATCAATAGGAGTTGAGTAATACTTATCTCCCAAAACATATGGGAACTTAGGAAGTTTATAATTTTTAAATGCACCAGAGGACTCAACATTATTTTCATTAATTGTCACAAAATATGCATAGGTTCCATTCGGGAAGTCTGGTGTTACGCAATATCTTCCATTATTTCTGTCAAGATATGAATCATCATTGGATTCATAATAAGTATAGTCTTCAACAAAAAATCCCAAAGGATATACTGATGTAGGAGGTCCGCTTATACGAGATGTATTGAGTCTATAACTAGACTTCATTAAAGTTACTACACCACCAGTACGTGTAGAATATCCATATGGACCATATATGGGGTTTCCGTCATACGCCCAACCAATAATTGGAGAATGGTCCGTAAATTCAGTTTCTTGGGAATTTACTAATCTTAAATCTGGCGTTCCATAGAGAGTTTTTCCTGTTACGTCAATTGAGTACAGCATCTGCCTCAATGCTCTGGGAGCGTACAAAGAGTAGCACTGTAGACCAAATTTACCATCTGAAATAACTATATCATCAGATTTAATCTTGTTATTTTCATAAAGTTTTTCAAATAAGTTTATTCTCCAAGACTGTAACTTTGGTAAAAATTCTACATCAGTTTCTGTTGAAATTACCTCAATTTCAGTTTCTCCATCAACATATCCTGTTCCTGGCTCTATAATTTTTACTTCATATAAAAATCCATTTCTAAGGATTGGAGTAAGAACACATCCAATACCAGAAGACGAATTTATTTGCAAATCTGGAAGTGACGTATAATTCGATCCTACGTTTTCTACAATAATATCAACTATTCTGCCATCAGCAGTGATAACGGGTTTTACTTGAGCGTTTCTACCAGAAGAGACTGATACGCTGGGTGGTTTATTGAAATTGATAATATCAGCAGTGCCATATCCAGATCCCTTATCTAATAAATGAACGGAAGTTACCTCTCCTCTAAAAATTGGTTGTACGGTAGCTTCATAGGCACTTTTTTCTATTCCAGTAACAGTTGCTATTCCTACTGGACCTGTAATTGTTACTGATATCGGTGGATAATTGAAAAACTGGGTTCCAGATCCAGAACTTGTTAAATTTAGGTACTGTTCCGTTTTATAGAAGAAATTCTTATTGTCCGATGGTCCAACTTGTGATAATCTAAACTCATTTTGATCAACAACAGTAACATAATACTCAGACCCATCTGTTAATCCGCCAATAGCACTAGAACCTGCGGTATACTTGATAATTTCTCCAGAATTGTAATCATGGTTATCAATAGTAATAGAATTTAATGCGGTATTAATTCCACTTGAAATTATAGATCTCTTTTTATTTTCATATCCAAATCCAGCATCAGTTACATTAACTGTATCAACGATTGATTTCTTTTTAACACACTCAAGTGTATGCTTTCCTATTCCATGAAATGATAAAGTAACAGTATTGATACCAGCTAAAGCATCACCGATGTTATTATGCAGTTTAACTGTAGTTGCATCAATAACAGATGCAAAGTATGTTGCATCCGTAGAGAGTCCACCAACTGCTTTTTGAGAACCTGGTTTATAAATTAATTCCTCACCATTTCTAAATTTATGATAAGTTCCAAATCCAATAGTAGATAAAGCAGCGCCGAGTTTAACTCTATCAGACTGAGGATCAGAGAAAAATTCCCGAGAATGTGAAATTAACTTTGTAGAAACTAAAGCTTTGGCATTACTACCATTACCACCTGTTATTGATACAACTGGTGTCTCTGTAAAGTCAAATCCTCTATCTAAAATTTGTAATTCTCTCAAGGATCCATTAATTGCTAAGAAACCAGTTGCTCCACTTCCAACTGGATCTGTAATGTTTAATTCTGGTGGATTTATAACATCAAAATCAAATCCAGGTGATGATACTTCGATACTCTCCAGTTTACCAGTGTAAATTTGATCCTTTGATTTGTAGTTTAAGATTTCAACCCCATTGACAAATATTCCAGTAGTTCCAGTTTTGGTTTCAACTTCTACATCATTATTAATGGGAGTAGAAACTTCTCTATAAATTTTTTGAGATTCTAAACTCTTTAAAGCAAGATTGGATGGTTCAAATTTATTTTTGGTTACAGTTGCAGCAGTTTCTATAGAAACATACCTTTGAGAATATAAGTTGGCAGGAGATTTTGCAAGTTTTATATTGTCATCATCAACTCTATAGACAAAATATACTCCTTCACCACCATCATCTCCACCAAATAAAGATGACCCAACAGTGGTCCTGTCTTCTGTTTGCCCGTCACCTAAATTAAACTCTGCGGTTACTTTTTCAGGGGTATAATAAACAGATTCGCCAGTAAAATATCCATGAGCAGGAATATTCAGAGTTTCGCCAACAAAAGTCCCACTAAAAACAATTTCAGTCTTATCTGCATTTAGGGGTTGATTGTAATATGAAGGTAAAGAGTTAGATGCAACTAAAATAGAATCAGAATATTTTTTCTTGTAAACATTTTGAATATTTGCATGGAACTTTCCAGTTCCTGGAAAGTTTATAGAATTTACGGTTCTTAATTTTCTTTGTAAATAATATTCGTTAGTAATATTAAGGATTCCTGAGGTCTTAATAGTTACAATCTTTGAATCTGATATATCAGAAACAGTTGCATCAAAGTTATCAACGCCATTTGCTGAAAGCATTGATACAGGATCACCCAGTCTCAAATAATTTTCATTTCTTAGAGTTAACTTATATGATCTTGGAGAAACGTTGTCGATAAGTTCTATTTTAGAAATAGAATACTTTACTGGATTGTTATATAACCAATTTTTGAATTTAAAAGTGTCATTTTCTATTCCAAGAGTTTTTATAGCAAATTTATCTCCAGACTTGTAATTAAATATGCCATCTTGTTTTGAAAAATTAGAAAGAACTGATCCAATACGGACTTCAATATCTTTATTTGGTTTTAAGAAAGGATATGTTAAGGTTGAGACACTATCCCCATCAACCATATTATCAGTGATATTAGTGCATCCTAAAAACTGAGTAATTGTTTTGGAAGTGTATGAAACAATTCCAACAGAGGAAAGAAGACCATTTGGATATTCTACTCTAAGTTCTCCAGAACTTGGGAAACCAATTGTTGAATCTACATCAATTGACGTTGATCCTGTAGCAACATTTCCGATTACTCTAGTCTTAGGAGTAACTTTAAATTCTCCATAGGTAGCACCAATGACTCTTGAATCTCTGTTATATCCTCCATCGAATGCTAATTTATAGTAAGTTAATCCAACTCCAGCACTAACTTCCTCAGTAGTGTAAATTGGAGTATAAGATTCTCCACCAGACTCTGTTGTTTGGAAAATAGTTCTTCCTTCCAATAAGGAAGGATCTCCTTTGATTGGTTCAACTAAAAAATTAGAGGTAACTAAATTGTTTGCGTTTGAGGGTGTAAAAAGAAAATCTTTAGGTCTTGTGACCTTTACATCAACACCATACAGAGCTTGGAAAAGAATTTGGTGAGATTTATCAGTTCCCTTACTGGAATAAAAATCTTTTGAATGCTTTATAAAAAGATTCTGATCTACATTTGAAGATAATGGTCTTTCAGACAATCCTGGTAAAAATTGTCTCTTGACTTTAGTTAAAAACTCTTTTAAAAATAAACAAGTTAGATTTTCTATAATATCATCTTTTTTATGCTCGGCAGACTCCGTAGAACTGAAGACAAGATCCCCTTGTCTTTCATCAGACCTATATGAGGTTACTCCACTAAACCCTCTAATACATCCAGTAAATGTAGTGGCAGTTTTTCCAGTATATGTTATTACTTCATCGTTAATCTTCAGCAATCCATAAGAATCTGGAAATCCTTCTGTTCCTTGAGGAGAATCTACTGAAATTGTGATAGTTTCATCAAATTCGTCAATATCCGCACCCAAAATTACAGTGTGATTTAACGAAGTTTGTTCGTCAAGTTTAATATATTGATCCATGTTTTGGATCAAATCATAGGGAGCACTTTTAAACTCCTGTGAGATGTAATATTGCTTTAAAAATTCAGAGATAAGGGGGAATTCATTCTCCACATAGGTAGGGAGTTGATTCTTAACGATACTGCTAAACTTAATTCTTGTTTCTGCCATTTTTTGTATATCTCTAAATTAGTAACCGCCGCCGGATGAACCGCCTGATGAACCACTTGTTCCATATCCACCAGTGGAAGTGGTAGATCCCGCATTTGTTCCAGAGAAGGAACTATTGGTTGTAGTTGTAGTCGTTGCTGCCTGTGTATTTGGTGAAGCATCTGATGCACCACCAAGGCGAACTAAGTTTCCATTAGCATAAGATGAAGATACAACATAAGTGGATGCTGATGGGTCGATTCCCGATGCAATTTCGTCTGGCACCATTTCAAACGTACTATTACTAGTATCTAGTTGCAAATAAAGGTCCTGTAATCCGACAACATCATTTGACAATGGAGTTGCTTGTATTTCGATCGTTTGCTGACCGTCTTTCTCCATACCAGCAGTAATATTGATTGCATTGATAGTTATAATGCCATTTACGTAGTCAATGCTACCAACACTTGACCTTACAACGGTTGGATTCAATGAACCAACGTTTGGTAAAGAGAATAAGAATAATGTTCCTGTTAAACCATCCGAATCTGGAACATCCCCAAGGTAAACGGGATCGGCAATTCCAAAGACTCTAAATGCACTAGACTTAATATTATAACCATCTTGAGACATAACATGGAATCGATTACCAAATCCAATTTGATACTCTGCAATTGTATTTGGAACAACTCTTAAATCTCTTCTCATATTAATGAGAGTGATGTTTGATGTAACCGAATCATGACTATCATCAATGATTTTCAAAAACTTACTGTATTTAAATCTTGCACCATATCTATTTAATTCTGTGGATTCCGCGTATTTTCCTGCGTTAGTTCCAACTATACTAGAAACTTCTGCTGGTGATGGTGCTAAATTTGTGTTATAATATACTTTTGAACTAACTTCAATATAGAGATATTTTAGATCTAAGATTTCGGGAACAATTCCCGCAATCGCGAATTTTTTTAACTTTGTCTTTATACTATCCTTTATAAGATTTGGTAAAAAGTCACCATATCTTGGTTTAATACTAATAAAGACCTTTCCATATTGTGGAGGAACTAATTCTTCCCCACCAAAAACAGAAATAGATTCTGTATCAGGATAAATCTTTGAAGGAATTAAAATTTCATAGTCTTCTGCAGTAACTGCACGATTCTGAGTCGAATAGATTTTTGGTGCATACTTTCTAACAGATTCAACTGCTTCAATCGAATCTCCACCTCTAGAACTAAACTCAGTTGTTAAAAGTGATATACCTGTTGTAACTGTATATTCATTTCCATCTCTTACATATGTTATTCTACCGTTGAAAGATAACTGGTTTAGTCCATTTCCAGCGTCCCCATTGCAAGTCAGGTATCTAACAGTAACATAATTATAATCTTCAAGTTTTTTACCAAAAACGCCATCACCAAAGAATATTTCATATCTCTCATCTGCTACTTCTTGTAGGTAGTAGATTCTTGATTGTGAACCAACATAGAATAAGTTATCCTGCATCGCATACTTTACCGATGCAGTAGATGATTCGTTATTTTTAACTAAAACTCTAATCAAGTCAGTATCAACACCTGCATTTGGTAGAACAAACTTTTGATTAGGATTTCTAGCACTATATGTAAAATTCTTCTCAACTAAAGTGCCTTCATAAACAGTAACCTCATCGAAAGTTGCAATTCCGTTTACAACAGGAACGGTAATATCATCCAAAATACAGAATGAACCACCACTAGTACCGAAAGCACTCTGAGACGCTGCTACAGTCCCTCTACGCAGCGTTAGAGTCGCTGGTCGAGGTTGTATATTAGTTGTATCAACAAAGAAGGATATTGCAGTTGTTGCTGCTTTCCTAGATCTTGGAGTATATCCAATATTTCTTGCAAGAGCAATTACATTCTCTCGTAAAGTAGCACTATCAATGAAAACTTCGTTTGCTACCATATTAGCATTATACGAAGTAATATACGTATTATATGCTAATACATCTATAATAGAAGATAGGTTAGATCCCTCAAAGTCATAGTCCGTAAAGTTGGAGTTTGCTTTGAGATACTCTTTCAGAGTAGATTTAATATCTTCAAAATCTAGATTTGTAAAATTTACTAGTGGCATTTTACCTTGTTGGTTGCAATACGAATTCTAATTGTTGTGTAGGAACATCTGCGCCGATGATATCATATTTGATAACAACTTCAAATATATTATCGTCAATATTTGCATATGCTTTAACTGACCTCAATCTAACTCTAGGTTCATACTTAGTGATAGAATTAGTAATTTGAGTTTCGATTTCAATTGCAGTAACATCATCCATATTCTCAAAAAGTGAATCTGTAATTCTAGATCCAAATCTTGGGTTAAATGGTTTTTCGCCAGGAACGGTAAATACTATATTTTTAATCGATCTGCTAATAGCATTCTCATTTTTCAAGGCAATCAAGTCCCTTGTCAGAGGATTACTCTGAAAGGTCATACTTACATCTTTAAATCCTTGACTTACCCTTTCTAAAGGCACAACAATACAGCAATTATGTATTATTTATCAAGGATTATTAGCATTTAAAAGTTCATACCACTTAATTAAACGTTCAATTTGCTTTTTATTAGTTCCATCGGGTGCATTTCGGAGACAAATCAAGATACACTCTTCATCTCTGATTGGATCTCGCTGCGTCCATCCATTTTCATCAATCATTTTTACTCATAAAGTGGTGTTGGAGGTGTTTCATTCTCAAAAATTTCATTTTCTTGCTTTTTATCGCGTTTTTTTGGCGTTAAATCGTCATTTGCGATCTCACGAAGCATTTTTTGGTGCTGATCGTTACCTAAGTTGTCTAAAAAATCGTTCATTTTTCTAAAATTCGGCAATTGGTGGGTTTTCGTCGCTATTTTTACGCTCTTTTGCAGTTTTCCAGAAATAATTTTCATCATTTCCGAGTCCATCGCGGTCATGACCGTTCTCAACTTGATAATATACGGTAGAAACCTTGAAATCTGGAAT